TGGCACGGCGAGCCGTTTCACACGAAAATGGAAAAGGATGGCGGCGTCGATATTCGTTACGACAATAAGGCCATGCTCGACTTTCTTTCCGACATGACTGGCGTCGATCGGGTGATCCTTGAGACGCTTCCGTCTAGCGACTATTACACGCTGCGCACGCAGGCCGTCTCGCTGCTCATGGGAGGCCTTGGCGCCAGCCCTACCGAAGCGTGAAGCGGTTCATTGCTTACCTCGTGATGGACTACCACCTGGCCCCATCCGAAATTGAAAGCATGACGCTCTCACGCCTGGCGTTTTATTTGACCGCGCTTGCCGATCTAAACGACGAGCGCAAGCGAAATTCTTGACGGTGGTTGCATGAGAACATTTGAAACAGCCGCCGTAATATCGCTGGTAGACCATCTGTCCGGTCCACTTCAGCAGCTCGCCAACAAGACCGCCGCGACCAACGCGACGTTGGCCGCGGCCGGCAAGCGCATGATGGACGCCGGGCGCGCGATGACCTTCGCGGTGACACTCCCCGTCGCCGTGGGTCTCGCGCATCTCGCCGAGGCCAGCAAGAAGTTTTCCGAGCAGGAGAACACGTTCAAAGGCGTCATTGAGAACCGCGCCCGCATTATGGGGCTCGGCGCGCAAGCGACGGAAGAATATCTGCGGCAGCAGCAACGTGTCGCGAAGGAAGCAGAAACTCTCGGTTACACGCAGTCAGGCGGTCGCCTGGACTCGCTCGAATATCGTCAGGCGTTGGTGCAGGGCGTCAAGGCCAACATGGACGCCGAGCAGGCAGCCGCAGCCGCCACGGCGTCATTCGATCTCGCGCTCGCCGGCCGTATCGGTCAGCACGACGCCAACGAGCATCTGATTAACGTCTCGCAAGCGTTCGGCCTGATAACCAAGAACGTGGACGGCACCAACAGATCGTTCCAACAAATGCTGCCGCAGTTTCAGCGGTATTCGGACATCCTCGCGGTCATGTCGTCGAACTCGAACATGACCGTCGACCAGGCGGCGGACGCGCTAAAACTTTCCGCCCCACTCGCGCACATCGGGCATATCAGCCCCGCGCTGATCGCCGCCATGCACGAGAGCCAGGCCGAACTTGGCATCAAAGGCAGCGAAGCCGGCGTCAACGTGCGCTCGTTCTTGCTGTCGCTCATGGCGCCAAAGTCAACCGCGGTGCCCGCGCTCGCGCAACACGGCGTTGACCTGAACAAATTCCTGGGCTTCGAGGGCGTCACGCCGGAATCCTACACGAAGTTCATGTCGGCCAAAGGCATCAACATCACGTCCGATCAGGCGAAGAAGTTGTTTTCCGGCGCGGCCAACGAAGAAGGCAGCACGGACTATTCAAAGCTGACGGCAGATTCGGCAGCGTATCTGCGGCGCGCAGGCAAGAAGGCGTCACCGCTCACGCCGGACTTGGCGGCGAAGTATTCGCAACAGTTTCTCAACTCCCATATGGAGAACACGAACATCCTCGGGGCCTTGATGGGCCTGCGGGATGCGCACCTCGCGCCCGGCGCCCTGGCCGCGATGATGGAGAAACGTCAGATACCTCGCTCGTGGGCGTATTTGATGAAGCCCTCCGACGAAGAACGCGCGAACGGCAAGCAGGACGTATTCGCCAACTCCATGCGCCGCGCGTTCGGCGAGGATTGGGAAAACACCATGCGCACCGCCGCGAAGATGTCGCGGCCGGAAGATCGCGACGAGTATCTTCAGAAGATGGAGAAGTTCGGCGGCTCGGCGACCAAGATGCGTTCGGAACACGCGGCAGGTATGGAAGGCGCGTTCCTGCGGATCAGCGCGGCGTTCACGCACCTCAAGGCAGCGTTGCACGACAGTGGGGCGTTCAAGATTATCGAGGACGGCCTGAACTCGGTCGCCAATGCGCTCGACAAGGCCGCAGGCATGGACCCGTCGAACCTTCAGATGATGGTCAAGTTCCTGGCCACTATTGCGACTGTCGGCCCGGCACTCGCGGTGTTCGGCGCTCTGACGGCGGCGATCGGCGCGCTCGGCGCGCTGCCCGCGCTCGGCATCGCAGCCGCGATTGCGGGCTTGATGCACATCCCTGGCGCGCTCGACAGGATCAAGGCGGCGGCGCACACATTCCAAACGGAATTTGTGCCGCCGATCATGAACGGTTTACGAACGGCGGTGCGCGTCGCCGACGCGATCGGTTCGTTCCTCGGTCCGATCTTCAACAAGTGGCTGACCGACGCCGAGGCTATGGGCAAGAAGCTTGGCGCGATATTCGAGGCGATCACTCCCTACATCGAAAAGGTGATCGGAATGCTTCGCAAGGCGCTGGCAATGATCGGCATCAAATTCGATGACGATCCGAAGGCGGCCGGCACGCACGTCGAGCACAAATACGCGCCTGACGATCCGCGCACCAACACAAACACCCTCGATAGAATGCGCCAAATGACGACGGGTAATGCCGGCGACGAGATGGGCAAGCTCGATCGTGCGTTGGCGGAGTTCGGCAAGGGTCAGGACGTGCGCGTCGAGGGCCAGGTCAAAGGCCAGGTCGACATCATGAATAAGGTCGTCGTCGAGCCATCACCCCTGTTGCAATCGATCGTGAACGAGGCAAAGCAAGCCACGGCCAATGTCAACGGCGCGATCAATAAACTAGGCCACACGGCCACGCCAGACAACGGCGTGGCGCCATCGAAATGATTTCACGGAGCGCGTTGTGGCGATTTGTTGGAGCAACCAATTACAACCCGCCACATTTCGCGGCGTGCCGCTGTGGGTGAAGAACGACAAGGAAAACTACGGCCGACGCATAGTCACGCACGAGTTTCCAAACAGCGACACGCCGTTCAACGAAGACCTTGGCGCGAAAGCTAAGTGCTTTTCGGTCGTGGCCTACACATGGGGCGATACGGCATATAGCGACAAGGAAGCGATCGTAGCAGCGTGCAGCGCCACCGGCACGGCGCTGTTACAACTTCCCGCCAAGACAGCGTTCATGGCGGTCTGCAAGTCGGTCGTCGTGTCGCGCTCGGTTGACGAGCAGTGCTATTTCGAATTGACGATCGAGTTCGTCGCCGACCCCGGCATGGGCGCGTTGCCCACGCCGGCCCCAATCTTTCAGAACCTTATTAACTCCGTCGCAATGGGTTTGTCGGCGGCGCTAACGACGAGCTTTGCCGCGAGCTACGTGCAGAGTGGCGTGCTGCCGTTCGTTTTCAACAATGCGGTAGCGCGCATCATCAGCTTCTCAAATTCAATCGTCAACACGACGGACACGGTAGCGAGCGGCGCGACAAGCCCCACCATATCGCAAGCGCTGACGTTGGCCATCGGGCTCGCGCAGAACGCGCAGTCGATCGTCCGGCCAGGCCCTGACGATCCGCCGTCGAGCGCGGTCGTGGCGACGATAGGCACCATCTTCGAGAACTTGTCGCAGGCGTTGCAGCCGTCCGACGCCATCGGCGTTTTCGATGGCCTGCTGCAATTCAGCGCGAACGAGAACACGACGACCAGCGTCTCACCGTCCCTCATTGCCGACGCCGCGAACGCCGCGATATTCAACAATGTTGTGCGAACGTATGCCGCGGTTTACATGGCGCAGGCCGTCGCCGCGACGACCTTTACGGACCGCCCCACGGCCATCCAGGCGCGCGCCGATCTGGCCGAACTGGTAGACTTGCAGATGCAACGTCTGTCCGATCCGGACACGTCGACGGCGCTGGCCACCGTGCTCGGCTACGCGATGAAAGCGGTCTCGGCGCAGATACTCACGTTGGCGCCGGTCATCACCGTATCTTCTAACCAATCTCTGCCCAACCTCTATTGGGCGTGGCGGCTATACAGCGACGCGACGCGCGCGGACCAACTCGCGCAATTCAATAACACGCCTACGCCCGCATTCATGCCGACAACCTTCGAGGCGTTGAACCAATGACCCAACCCATGCTTAACGTGGGCGGCCAATCGTGGACGGGTTGGACGCGAGTGAGTGTGCAGTATGGGGCGAAACAGGCCGTCCGGGCATTCGCTTTGACGGCGGTGGATTCCTCGGCGCAACTGCTGGCGAGTTCCCAATATCAATGGAGCTTCATGCCCGGCGCGGAAGTGTCGATCACGGAGGGCGGCCAGCTTTTCGTTAAAGGCTTCATCAACAAGATGGCGCCGAGCTTCAGCGCGAACAATCACATTGTCGAGGTAAGCGGGCGCTCAACTTCGCAAGACTGCGTGGACAGCACCGCGGAGCACCGGACGGGCGAGTTTCGCAAGAAGAACATCCTGCAAATCGCGAAGGAACTCGACAAACAGAACGTCGGTTTCAGCAGCGACCTGTCCGACAGCGACATGCCGCAGCTTGAGTTCTTTCGCGTCAATCCCGGCGAGGCGGTGTTCAACGCGCTGCAACGCATTGCGATGAAGCAGCAACTCTTGTTGATTGGGCAGCCGGATGGAAGCGTCAAGATCGATAAAGGCGGCAATCAGGTTGTCAACGCGCCGTTGATCGAAGGCTACAACATCGTCGGAGCGTCCGCATCATTTGGCGATGAAGACAAGCACTCGGTCTATAAGGTCAAGGGCCAGCGGGCGCTCGGCAGCGACAAGAGTTCCATCCAGATAATCGGCACGGCCAAGGACTCAAGCGTCAAGCGCAATCGTCCGAAGCACATCCACCACGGCGAAACAGACCTCGACCAGCAGGCCGCCGACAAGCGCGCGCAATCGCATCGTGATCGGCAGCAAGGCGAGTCGATCACCGCGACGGTGCGGGTCAAGGGTTGGCGCGACGAGAACGGGCAACCTTACAAAGAGAATAGCCTGATCCCGGTCCACTCTCCTATGCTGAAGCTGAACATGAGCCTGCTGATCAGCAGCGTCAATTGCACGATGGATGAAAGCGGCTCGTTTACATCGTTGTCCCTGGTGCAGCCGCAGGCGTTCGGCAGCAACGCCAACACCGGCGCGGGAACGGACTCCGCCTGGCAGACGGGGTTCTGATATGACCGAAGGCTATTACCCGTCGCGCAACACCGGCTCGCGCATGTTCGTCAAGCAGGTCGACGACAGCAGCACTGAGAACTACGTCGATTACGACAACGGCCAGGATTTCTTCTCGCCGACCAAAGTGCTCCACGTTCAGCCGCACGGCTTCTCGTCGATCCCTGTGCAAGACGCGCACATGCTCGTCGCGCACATGGGACACCGGCACGACTCGCCTTACGCATTCGGCGGCGAGCATCCAAAGCACAAGCCGACAAAGCTCGGCGCCGGCAACACCGCGCTCTACAACGCAAGCGGCCAGATCATCAAGATGATCGGCAAGGATCGCAACGACACGATCCCCGGCGACCTTACGCAAGGAATGCAGAACGGCACGATCACCGTGAAGTCGCTCACCATCAAGTGTGGCGACGTAACGTTCAAGATCAGCAGCAAGGGCGTCGACATAACGGGCGGCTACGTCAAGGTCAACGGTCACGCGATCGACGACACCCACCAGCACACCAACTCGGGCGGCGTCGGACTCGGCGGGCCGCCGCAATAAAAGGCCTCAACCAATGAAGAAACGCCCCGAATGGAAAGCCGGCGAGAAGCTTAAACATTGGATGAAGCGTGTCCGAAAATGGCGCAAGAACCCCTTTAGAAAGTAGGCGTGATGGTTGACGTTGACATCCGCGTTCGTCAAGCCGAAAGCGCGGCGGCGCAGCCAGACTATCAATGGGACACGCAATTCAATCCGGCCACGCAGACGTGGGATTGGGTGCTCGCCGGCTACGGCGACCCGACGAACGTCGGCGGCCTGCTGACGACGCGCCCCATTGACACCGCCGTCATCATTCAGCTCGCGACGTGGCGGCGGGCGGAGGCCTACGACAACCTGCCGTCCGGCAACGACCCACGAGGATGGTGGGGCGATAGCGTCGACATCGATACGAACGAAGGTCCTTTAGGTTCGCGGCTTTGGCTGCTTTACCGCGCAGTGCTCAACGCCAACACGGCGCAACTCGCTGAGAACTATGCGACCGAAGCGTTACAGACCTTCGTCAAGCAAGGTGTGTGGGCGACGTTCACCGTCGCGACGACGATCGACAAGCCGAACAGCAAACTCGTGCTCACGATCAGCGCGTTCTCGCAGGACGGCGCGCGAGTTTACCAGCAGCAGTTCGCGCGCCTTTGGGCCGCCGAGCAGCAATCATTCACCCCGACGCCTTCAATGGCCGGAGGCACGCCTTTATGAGTTTCAGCATCCCGTCGCTACAGGCGATGGTGCAGCGGGCGCGCAATTCATTTCGTGCGAATCTGCCCGGCACCGACGCCTGGTTGTGGCCCTCCAACATTTACGTGACCGCGAAGGTCTTCGGCGGCCTGGTCTACATGCTGTTCGAACGGCTGGCGTGGATCGATAAGCAGCGCTTCGCCTATACCTGCACGGACCTTGACGAGCTTCAAAAGATCGGCGCGGAACTTGGGATCGGGCTTAAAGGCGCATCCGCCGCGTTCGGCAACGTCGACGTGACGGTCGGGTATCCTTTCACCGTTCCGGCCGGCACGCAATTCCGTCGCTCCGATGGCGTCATCTATCAGGCGACGCAATCGATCGACGCGACTCAATATTCGAACCTGCCATACGTCTCGGTTCCGGTCGTCTGCACGACGACGGGCGCTATCGGCAACGCTATTGCCGGTCTCCCACTGACGACGACATTGACCGATTTGAGCGGCCACCCCGTTA